TCCCGATAAACACGTAGTGAAAATGCCCCTGGAGACCTGTCAAATGGTCTCCGTAATCTTCTCCAAGTGGTACTATGATTGGGGAACCATACCCAAGAAAGACGGTCTTCCGTATAGTACGGAGAAGGGCGCTTTCCGTAATCATCCCTGCACTCAATGGGCAGCAAAATCCCACGAGAACCTTGCCTGGTTGATTCGGCACGGATTTGCTCTTTGTAATGAGTATCGGCATCGTTATGGTAAAGACCACGCTTGTATGAAAGGTCTTGAAGTTGCTGAGAATATCTTTGCTACTAAAAGTGGAAAAGAAATCTCTATCCATAAAAATGTGGTAGAATTTACGAGGGCAATGCCTGACGAGTGGAAGCACGATGCAACAATTGATACATTTGAGGCATATAGAAGGTATATTGCCTCCAAACCTTGGGTTGCAGAGAATTATCTTCGCATCCCTGAAAGAAAACCTTACTGGATTTAATTATGACTTTTAAATTAACACAAGAACAGACCGAAACTATTCAAGCAGTATTTGATAAACAATCAACCAAAAATGGTGACTATGATTGCTGGGAAGGAATAAACAAACAAATTCAAAAACAAACTGAATCCGGCATTCGTATAAATGAAGAAGGGGAAGAAGAAATTCTAATTTTTTATATGGAAAGACATGGGGAATCACGCCCGATACCAGACCTGGCATTTTCTATTCATAAAGTGAAAGTCCATAGAGATTGAGATTATTCGCAGATTATTATTACCTTTGAACTTATTTAAATTATGAACAAAAAAACTGCTAAAAAACTTTTAGCAAATGTGAATTACAGTCAAGGAAGAAATCGGGTAAATAACAGACCTGTTAAGGAAATTTTATTGACCGAAGAAACTCTAATCCAAAAGTATGAAAACCAGTGCGGTAAATGTTATTGGAGTGGGTTAGAATTGGATGAGAACTTTAATTACATTAAACATCATCCATTTGCCATAAGTGTTGAGAGATTGGACAATTCAAAGGGATATACTTATGAAAATACTGTTCTAACTAGAAGGTTATTTAATCTTGGTAGAATGGCATTTCCCGAAACTGATTTTAAAAAAGTGATTGAAACTTTATCCAAAGAATTTTCCTAATTTTATGAATAATTTCTTTTACTTCTAATTCTATACCAGTCAGGATGTTTGGGACTGTCAATTCTTTTTCTAACCGATTTTGGTGTCCCTAAATTTTTATAATATTCCTCTGCTTCTTTAATTGATGAAAACTCTTTTCCTTCACAAACAACTGGGTAAGAATTTGCTTTTTTAATTGCTTCGTGAAATTTTTTTGACTGCTTTTTACCTAACATCCCATATGAAGCATAACTTTCAGGGAGTCTATTGGAGTGTTGTTTTTTGATTGCCTCAATGAAATTTGGTGATTTGCTGGTATCCCCACCTTCACCACCTTTTGTCATATTGTATGGGGGATTTAGTTCTTGAATCCAAAATACTTCCCTTTCATCTAATTGTTCTTGTGGTAGTTGTGTTTCTACTTCTTCTATGGTGAAATTAATTTCACCATACTTTCTTATTGCTCTATGTAAATATGTTTGGGAGTTATAATTAGCACTATAAAAATGTTTTTGTAATCTTTCTTCTTTTGGTTTGGCGGTTTTTCCAATATAAAAATCACCATTTATTTGATTGACTATCTTGTATATTAGCATAGTTAGTTGAAAAGTATCGTCCCTTTATTATTTATACTATGAACACAGACATAACTGACTTCTTGTGGGTGGAACGATACAGACCTCGAAAAATTGAGGACTGTATCCTTCCAGAAGGTATTAAAAAGACTTTCCAAGACTTTCTAAATAGGGGTGAAATTCCAAATATGCTACTTGCTGGCCCCGCTGGATGTGGTAAGACAACAGTAGCAAAGGCACTATGTAATGAATTAGGAGTAGATTTTTATGTCATCAACGGATCCGACGAAGGTAGATTCCTCGATACTGTCAGAAACAATGCGAAGAACTTCGCTTCGACCGTCTCACTTTCTTCGGATGCTAAACACAAAGTCATCATCATTGACGAAGCAGATAACACAACAAACGACGTTCAACTCCTCCTACGGGCCTTTACTGAGGAATTTAGTAGGAATTGTAGGTTCATCTTCACCTGTAACTACAAAAACAAAATCATCGAACCCCTCCACTCCCGATGTGCAGTTGTTGAGTTCTCAATCAAGGGAAAAGAAAAAGCTCAGTTGGCAGGATCCTTTTTCAAGCGTCTTCAAAACATCTTGGATGAAGAGAGGATCCGATATGATCCGAAAGTCCTTGCAGAACTGATTAATAAGCACTATCCAGATTATCGTAGAGTTCTCAACGAGTGTCAAAGGTACTCTGTTAGTGGTGAAATTGATTCTGGTATTCTTGCATCGTTCTCTGACGTAAAAGTAAATGATCTCATTAAATGTCTCAAGGAAAAGAACTTTACGGAAGTTCGTAAATGGGTCGTATCCAATCTTGATAACGACTCTTCTGTTATTCTCCGCAGGGTGTATGATTCACTTTACGAATCTTTGGTTCCTGCCAGTATTCCTGCTGCTGTTCTTGTTATTGCAAAGTATCAATACCAAATTGCTTTCGTAGCAGACCAAGAGATTAATCTTCTTGCGTGTCTTACAGAAATAATGTGTGAGTGTGAGTTCCAATGAGTTTTAATCATCTAAAAGAAGAACCAGTAAAGACAACTCCCCAAAATGTAAAGGAGTCTAATGAGGCACTTTACCGTGCCAAATGGAATCTTCCACAGGCAGCAAAACACTGTGGAATGACTAATAAAGAAATGAAATTGACCTTTTGGGAATATTTGAAGTATCACAGACCTGATTATGAAGTTCCCAAAGAACCAAAAATTCAACTCAGTTTTGATGGATGTTATAATTATGATAGATTGAAGAAAGAGGGATTAGTTGATGACTGAACTTAAAGACTGGTTAAACTCAATCAATCAAACAAAAAAGAATCTGATGAATGAAGATCCTTTATCAGAAAAAGAATATGCTCCTTATATTATCAATCGTTGCCTCTCGGGTCATATTGATTGTGTGATGTATGCAAACGAGATGAATAAGTATAACTTTCTTCCAAAGAAACTTCAATATGATTTTTTTATAAATATAATTAGGAAAAAGAAGAGATTCTCTCCTTGGTTAAAACAAGAGAAGAACAAAGATCTTGAATTAGTTAAATCTTACTATGGTTATAGTAATGAAAAAGCAAAACAAGCTTTGAGAATTCTAACAAAAACACAACTCGATTTTATAAAATCAAAACTTGAAACTGGAGGAACAAAATGAGTGTTGTAAATGAACCTATTGTAATTTGGTCGCAGGATCAAATGATTGAAGTAATTCTAAATGAACCTGATGATTTTTTGAAGGTTCGTGAGACACTTACTCGTATTGGGGTTGCATCTCGGAAGGAAAAAAAGATATATCAATCTTGCCATATTCTTCACAAACAAGGTAAGTATTATCTCGTACACTTTAAGGAACTGTTTGCCTTGGATGGTAAACACGCAAATCTGACTGTAAATGATGTTCAACGTCGCAATCGCATTATTCAACTTCTTGCTGATTGGGGATTGATTACAATCGTCAAACCAGAAAAGATTACTGATATTGCCCCACTCAATCAAATCAAAGTTCTTGCTTATAAAGATAAAGCAGAATGGATTTTGGAAACCAAATATAATATTGGTGCTAAGAAAAAAAGAGAAGAAGAAGTAACCGAATGATTTTGTAGGGAGTTCAACACTCCCTTTTTTTATGTTCTGTGATATATACTAATGATGTTGCCTTCGGGGATATCATTCACTTACAGACGCTTTAAGGAGGTCTATTATGTTCGGCACAAATACATTTACATTGACTGTACCAGAAACAGCAAAATATCTGTTAGATATACAAAAAAATAGTATTGGAATGGATGAGTGGTTTAAAAGATTTGATACTGCGTTTGAGACGCATACTAACTATCCACCATACAATCTAATAAAAGAAACTAGTGTTGATTTTAGATTGGAAATCGCACTTGCGGGATATAAAAAGGAAGATATTGAAGTTACTACAGAATGGAATAAACTTTTTGTAGAAGCAAAAAAAATTGATGATTCTACTGATGAATATCTACACAAAGGATTGGCAAAAAGAGCATTTACTAGGACTTGGACTTTATCTGATGATGTTGTTGTTGGTGATGTTTCTTTTGAAAATGGATTACTTACTATTAAACTAAATAGAGTTATTCCAGAGCACCAAAAGAAAAAAGTATATGAAGTCATTTCAGGAGTTCATGGAAATAATTCAGGAAGTGAAGGGTGATTTTGGAACTCAATCATATAATCCAAAAGAAAAATGTTATGGAAATACTGTCTTCTATAAAAGACTAAAGAAGAGAGTGTGTTCTAAAGGAACTGATACTGGTTCTGGTGGAGCAAGTGGTGATAGTGGTGGATTATAAATATAGATGACTATCGTCGTCGCAGGGGAGCAACTGGCAAAATCCAGTTTGACACTCCCCTATTTTTTTGCTAAAATTAAAACAGGTACGTGAGTGAAATGACTGTAAAACTAGCATTATTGAAATCTGGTGAAGATGTAATTGCAGATATTAGAGAAGCAATTTCAGAGGAAACAAATAAAATTGTCTCTTATATTTTTTCCGATCCTTATGTAGTCAAATTGACTCAACCACAAGTATTGATGGAAGATTCTGAGAAACCAGAAACAAGAGCATATAATATCTCAGTATATCCTTGGGTTCCTTTATCCGATGATACTGATATTGCAATCAATCCAGATTGGGTGATTACAATTGTAGAACCAGCAGCAAAATTAAAACAATCTTATGAGGAAAGAATGAATGGAAGAAGAAATCACAATGTCAATGGATCAAATGATGGGGGATCCATCGGGGGAACAAATGATGTCGGACCCGATAGTTCAAGTTCTAATCTTAATGAATCAGTTGAATTTAATCACTGAAATTCAAGAAGTATTAGTTGATTTTGGAGAACCAAATTGTAAATTAACAAAACCATATTTGATTTCTGATGATGGAAGTATTTCTCCTTGGTTGGGGGGAATTACCGATGATGATGAATTTATGATGAGCGCAGACAAGATCTTAACTCTTGTTGAACCAAATGGAAAATTGCTTGATGAATACACTAAACTTACAAAATGAGATTTTACACTTCTGTCAATGAAAAATTTAATAAAATACTAGTTCGTGGGTATGATGATGGTAAATATTTTCAGATAGAAGAAGATTTTAGACCGACTCTTTATATTACTTCCAATAAAAAAAGTAAGTACAAAACTCTTGATGGGTTGAATGTTGAACCAATTCAACCAGGAACAATTTCTGATTGTAAGGAATTTATAAAAAAATATGAAAATATAGAAGGATTTACTGTTTATGGTAATGATAACTACAAAGCACAATACATTTCAGAAAAATATACAGATGATGAAATTAAATTTGACATTAAAAAAATTCGTCTTGTAACAATCGATATTGAGGTTGCTTCTGAGAGTGGATTCCCAAATGTATTTGATTGTGCAGAAGAACTTTTAGTAATTACATTACAGAATTATACAACAAAAAGTATTATTTCTTTTGCTTCTCGTCCTTATATTAATACTCGTAAAGATGTTACTTACATTCAATGTAGAGATGAGATTGATCTAATCAATCAATTTCTTGCATTTTGGGAAAGAGAAACTCCTGATGTAATTACAGGATGGAACTGTGAATTATATGACATTCCTTATATTGCCGGAAGAATTGAAAGAATTATGGGGGAGAAAGAAGCACGTCGTCTTTCTCCTTGGGGAAATATTCGAAAAAAAGAAATTGTAATTAAAGGTAGAGATCAAATTTCTTATGAAATTAGTGGAATATCACAGTTAGACTATCTTAATTTGTATAGAAAATTCACTTATACAAATCAAGAATCATATCGTCTAGATCATATTGCAAATGTAGAATTGGGACAAAAGAAATTAGATCACTCAGAATTTGAGACATTTAAGGACTTTTATACAAAAGATTGGCAGAAGTTTGTTGATTATAACATTCGAGATGTGGAACTTGTAGACCAATTGGAAGACAAAATGAAACTTATCGAATTATGCTTTACAATGGCATATGACGCTAAAGTAAATTTTGCAGATGTATTTTTTCAAGTTAGAACTTGGGATGCAATCATTTATAATTATTTGAAAGATCGGGATATTGTAATTCCACCAAAGGAAAGGACTGATAAAGATACCAAATTTGCTGGTGCATATGTAAAAGAACCAATTCCCGGTAAGTATGATTGGGTGGTGAACTTTGACCTTAACTCACTGTATCCTCACTTAATTATGCAATACAATATAAGTCCTGAAACTTTAATGGAAAAAAGGCATCCAACTGCAACTGTAGATAAGATTTTGAATCAGGATATTAACTTTGGGGAGTATAAGGAGTATGCTGTTTGCCCAAATGGTGCGATGTATCGTAAAGATGTGAAAGGTTTTCTTCCTGAATTAATGGAGAAAATTTATAAAGATCGCACCATCTATAAGAAGAAGATGCTTGAAGCAAAGCAGCAATATGAGAAGACTCCATCCAATGCCCTCGTTAAGGAAATTTCTAGATGCAACAACATCCAAATGGCAAGGAAGATTCAACTTAA